TGTGCGTGCTATGCCGTACATGATGATGTTTGGTGGTGGCTCAGGAGTAGGTAAAACCAGCTTGGTGCGTTATGTCGCCACCATAGCATTGTGGTTGTCAGGTGAGGTGTCTGCCAAGGATGCCTTGTCGCAATTATGGCAAAAAGGCACAACTGAGTATTGGAATGGCTATGTAGGGCAGAAATGCTTAGTCATGGACGACGCCTTTCAAGTTAAGGGCGTTGCTGGCCAGAGCGATTCAGAAGCCATGCAAGTTATTAGGGCTGTTGGGAATTGGAGCTATCCCTTGAACTTCGCTGATGTGGAGAGTAAGGGAAAGTTCTACCTCAATACGCCTTTGATTGTTGGTACTACCAACAGCTCCAATATTAAAGCGGACTGGCAAGAGTTTATAACCTGCCCAGAGGCCGTCGTGCGTCGGTTTCAGTCCGCATATTGGGTGGAGTTGAATTCCGCTTATGCGAATGAGGGCAGGTTTGACTATGAGATGGTGACATCCATGGTTCACAAGAACGTGAAGAGACTTGCGGAGCGCAGTGCAGCTAATGAGGAATTAACTTTTGAGGACATAATGAGCGCAATTCCGTGGGATGCATGGGTGATTCATCCACACCGATTTGACAGTAACATCGTGACCGATTTAACGGATGCCCGTGGGTTGAGAGGTGTAGTGGAAGATGCCGCCCGCGCGATTCGTGACCGTAAGGTTAAGAACGATCAGGAGGTTGATGATATTCAAGCCTTGTTGGACATGTTGGAGCATGTGCCTAAGCCCGTGGAATTCCAGTCTGGAGGAAATGTGGAGAGCTTTGAAATACCTACGACGTTTGACTTGCCTCCCAACACACCCGATAAGGTGCTAGACTGGTTGGAGAATGCCAGGGATGCGATAATAGCAGACACCATAGCGGCTGAGGAGGCTGCACGTTTGCTCGAAGAGCACCAGGAAACTGCAAACAGGAGCTGGATGGAGACCTTGAGTGCAATGGTTTCGTCAGCCGCAGACAGTGTACGCAGTATGGCACAGTTTTGTGGCGGCAATTTTATGACAGGATTTTTGCACGGATTATCGGACGTCGACGTTTTGGTTATGGGTTCCGGTATTTTGGCCGCCGTTGTTATGGGTTTGTGCGCTGCAGTGCGTGCGAGCTGGAAGATTTTGACAGGCGTGTTGGGCTGGTTGGGTCTCAAGATAGTCGGAAGACCGGAGATGCAAAGCAATGAGGGTAAGGCAGTAACTAAGTCAAAGCAGAAAGACATGAGTTTTGCCAGTCCTACAACCGTGTTGTCGGTCAATTTCCAAGCCGGGGCTTCACAGGAAGATACGTATGATAAAGTGTACCGCAATGTTGTGAAGATGGAACTCATCGATGAAGAAGGCAAGTATTATGCCGACTTGGGACACATGCTTGGCGTGTGTAACGATGTGTACATTTTGCCATATCATTATCGTGAAGATTTGGCACAGAACCACATTAATTCACGTTTGAGGTTAGCCAAGGCAGTCGGGACTGTGAAGATGGAGATGTCCGTCAGAGAGTTTCTGCAGCTTAGGTTCACATATGCCGAAGGCTACGATTTGATGGCCGTAGCCATGGGAGTTAGTGGCTTGAAGCAGAGCAAGTCCATAACCCATCTGTTCCTCACAGAGAAGGAGATTTGCAGCATATTACGCGGCAACAACATGGCCAGCAGGCTGTACGTGACTGATTCGAAAGTGGTCAAGGGCACAGATGGCATGGTTACTACCCGGGAGCGTTCCATATACACAAGCAACACCACTGAGTACATGCATGGTGGATTGGTTGCTAGTGGAAAAAGATTGGCCGGTGTGGTTAAGTACAGAATACCCACTCGGCCAGGCCATTGTGGAGCACCTTTACTACTTGATAATATTGAGAAGTTTGGTAATAGGTGCATTATGGCATTGCACTCTGCAGGCCGTGATTCCATTATGTCACGCGAAGGCTATGGCACTTTAGTTTCAAGGGAGACTGTGATGGCATTAATTTGTCAGATTGTGTCATATGCAGAGGTTGTGGCTAACGATGATGAGTACAAGCAATTTGGTATACGCCAGCCTACAAACGATGAGGTGGTTAGACTGGAGAGTACTGGCCTACTTGGGGGCAGTTTTGAATGTCTGGGTATGTTGGACAAACCTGTGAACATTGGGACCAAGAGCAAGCTCATGGTATCAGAGATGCAGGAAGAGCAGTTGTTTGGTCCCAGTCCATCATTGCCTGCTGTGTTGCGTATGGTCACCCTCGAAGACCGTGAGGTTTATCCAATGGTTAACGGTTTGTCTGCATATAAGACTGAGGTAGAGTATAAGCGACCAGACAAGTTTGATCGGGTTGTGGACATGGCGATGAAGAAGCATCGTGAAGCGACCCATCATCATCCAAAGGATGTGTTATCATTTGAGGAAGCCATAGAACCACCTATACATTGGAAACTCAAGCCTTTGAACAGGAAGTCCAGTGCTGGGTATAAGTACCGTGATTGGGCCAACCCTGTGACTCCTGGCAAGACGTGGGCGCTTGGACATGAAGGTGACATCACTTGGGACAGCCCTGGTTTAGCCGTGGTCAGGAAGGATGTTGAACATCTGGTGGCCGAGGCCAAGCAGGGTAGACGCACTATGCATTTATGCATTGACTTTTTGAAGGACGAACTACGACCTTTAAAGAAAGTGCAGTCTGTGGCCACGCGTGTGATATCCGGCACAGAGATGGATTATACGGTTGCGTGTCGTATGTATTTTGGTGCTTTTATGGCAGCGACTTTCGACACGTTTGTTGTCAACGGTATGGCGCCCGGTATTAACCATTATACAGAGTGGTCTATATTGGCACAAGCTTTGATGGAGAAGGGGACCAAAATGTTTGATGGTGACTTTTCCCGTTTCGATTCCAGCGAGCAACCGTATATGCACCAGGCCATCTTGTCTTACATTAACGCTTGGTATCGAATGAGTCCGACATGGAAGAAGGAGGATGAGAACGTTCGCACAATTTTGTGGTTGGATTTAGTTCATTCCCGCCATATAAGTGGTGTGGGCAACGTGTTGGATACTGTGGTTCAGTGGAACAAGTCGCTACCAAGCGGCCACCCATTAACAACCATAGTTAACTCTATGTATTCGCTCATTTCGATTGCATGGTGTTATGTGAGACGTGTTGGGGATTACAATATGTGGGACAACGCTTACGTGTGCACATTCGGTGATGATAATGTGACCTCTGTGAGTGACGAGATAAGTGATCAGTTTAATCAGGTCACTGTGGCTGAGACCATGGCAGAACTTGGCCTGGTATATACTTCGGGCAAGAAGGATGCCGAGTTGGTTCCTTATACTACCATCGATGATATAACTTTCCTTAAGAGGAGTTTTGTGATCGATGAAGATGTGAACGGTATTGCGCCCAATTTGGGCTGGATAGCGCCCTTGGCACCCGAGAGCTTTTTGTATGAGGGGTATTGGTACAAGAACGCGCGTGATCGCGATGGTGACATGGTGCGCCGCGTTGAACACATGCTTGGGGAATTGTCTTTACATGACGCTGACATGTGGGAGCAGTATGGCCCTAAAGTCATTAAGTGGTGTTTAGACAAGGACTTGCGCTTGCAACACTACAGTCGTGGTGCCTGGCGCGAGTTCATCAAAACCAGGATGGACGTCTGGTTTTGAACAAAGTTGACATTGTAAATACTTCAAGAGATCGGCAATGTCACACCTTATGGGTTGTGCAACTACTCAGCGAAGTGAGAGGAGTCTCTTGCAGGGTGTGTGTTTGAGCAGACCGCACCTTAGTATTATGCTTACTATTGAAGATAAGGTAGGAGGGACCGCAACCCTTGATAATAATTGCGAGGAGATTAATGGCATTTCTGTTCAGCCTAATGAGACCGAACCGACACAGGTAACATCCTTTGTTGATGAGGCTACCGTTTGTGCTACAGTTGATGGCCATTCATCTAGTTTCGGTATTTATAGTGCCAACGGAGTTGAAGATTTGAAGAGGTATTTAGCCAGGCCTCACGCTGTGACTACAGGTGTGATATCAAGCAGTGTGGGTCGAGTAACCAACTTTGACGTGCAGAATACTACAAATTGGGCATCACTTGTATCTAGTTCAAGTTACGCTAGGATGGCCGGTATTCTTGGTTACAGGGCCACTATATGCTTCAAAGTGGTAGTTTCCTCCACCCCATTTAACCAGGGTATATTGTGTTTAAATTGGCAATACCAAGCGTTTACGGGAAACACGGTTAACCATCTGAGGGGGGAATTTCCGTCCTTATGTGTTAATTTACCTCATGTGTTGCTTGATATATCTGAGAACACATCTGCAGAGTTACGCGTGCCATATGTTAGCACGAACGAGTTTCAACCATATGCTGATACGGGTTCAGTCAATTTGATTGGTGCTTATGGCCGATTTACGTTGACTGCTATAGCTCCTTGCAGGGTGGGTGCAGGTGCATCAGCACCCAATTACGTTTTGTATTCATGGTTGGAGGATGTTGAGCTAATTGGTGCTCGTACACCTGATACATCGGCTGTGTCTTTGCAGTCGGGTGGAGGAGAGAAGGTGAGGGCCGGTATCGTGTCCAACATTTTGGACAATGCTTCCAAGCTGGCGGACTCAGTTGGCCGCATTCCCGTATTTAACAGGTTTTTGAAGACGCCTGCTTGGTTGTTATCCAATGCGTCAAATGTGGCGGCAGCCTTTGGTTATTCAAAACCTGTTATTTCCAGCCCACACATGCGTGTTTCTGATAGATGCTACCAGTATGACTCGCAGATTGATGTACCCACTCCTGCGGTAGTAGCAGGTCCTTTTCAGACAAATGAAATTTCGGTGGATGGAACGGTAGGATGCACATATGAGGATCAGATGTCCTTTGACAGCATCTTGACACGACCACAGTTAATCTTTAGGAAAGAGATTACGGCGGCAAACAATGCCAACAGTACTGTGTATGGGTGTTTGATCTCCCCATCTTGTATGTGGTATAGAGAGTCGGGTAATGGCAACATATCTGCACCCGGCACTGCGACTGTCACAACATCAGCATTTGCACCCAGTACTCTAATGTACGTGGGTAGCAATTTCCGTTATTGGAGGGGAAATTATAAATTTAAATTCCACTTTTCCAAGAGTAAGATGCATGGAGGCCGTGTGTTGATTTCTTATGTGCCTTATACCCGCACCTATGCTAGTGCTGCAGGATTAACATCCGGTCTTACACCTAGTGAAGTATCACTAGAGGGTTATTGCAAGGCATTTGACCTTAAGGATGGGTCCGAAATTGAATTTGAGGTGCCTTTTTCACATATTAATCCATATGCCGGGTTTTATGATGTAGTTGGGAACATTACTGTGGACATTACAAATGTACTGCAGACACCAGGGAGTGCAGCATCAACAATAGATATGTTAGTGTTTGTATCAGCAGTTGAAGGGTTTGAATTTGCAACCTTAGCACCTAGTATGTTAGATTCCACCCACCCTGCTTCAGATCAGCGCACTTCTGGTTTGTATCTCCAGTCTGGGGGTGTCTCCAATATGGAGATGTCGTCCAAGGTTGTAGGAGAGAAGTTTAGATCAGTTAAGCAATTGATGATGGTACCCGATTGGCATGTTTTTGATGCAGCCAATACTTCTATTACGGATTTTTGGCTATTTCCCTTCTTCCGCAAGTTTTACGTACCGTCTGTCACAGGCACTACTCCATTGCCTGATTCGTCACAGGCATTGTATTATGGAGGCAAAGTAGGGCGTGTGCTCGACATGTATGCATTTTGCAATGGCTCAACTTTATGGACCATTACCCATGATGCACCCAATTCGAGCTACGTTGGGTTGTCTGTGATCCAGCGTGGTAACGATGCAGGTACCAGCATTACTGATGTGGCCAGCATTTACAACAGAGATTCTGTTGTGGATAGCGGTTTTAGGATGCTCACCAACGACAGCACACTACGTGTTGTTGTACCAGCGTATAGCAAACTTTCTCGTATTTCACAGTCGGTTTTTAATTGGGCAGCAGGATTTATTGGTACGGCGTTGTCTTCCACCGTTAATTCCACTATAGCCAGAGCTGGTGTGCTGAATGTTATGTTGGCACGCATTAGGAACACGAGTGGAGCAGCTGTGAGAGTTTCAGTTGGAAGAGCAGCAGGAGACGATGCGTATTGTTCACAATTTATCGGTCCGCCATTGTGTTGTCTGTTCCAGTCAACAAAAGCCACTTCACCAAATCCTTCGCCTTCCAATTTTTAGAGTCTTTCTTAAGACGGGTTCGTA